ATTAAGTAGCCCTGTCATCATTGCATTTGCAATATCTGATGCAGACTCTCCAAGAAGAGTAGCAAGATTTACAGCATTATTTATTTCTTCTGTAGTAGTAGCACTTCTAATAGAGCCTAATGTAGTTGCTGCTTCTAATGCTGCAATAGATTCTGCTAATGCTTTTTCAGACTCTGCTAACGCATCTGCTGCTTCTGAGGCTGCTGCGGCTGCTGCGGCTGCTGCTGCATTGGCTGCTGCTATAACTGCAGGATCATTACCTGAACCAGGAACAAATGATCCGCCAGGAACTCCTCCAGGAACTCCACCAGGTATTCCACCTTTTGCTAAAGCAAGGTAGGCTTCAAGTGCTCTTCTTGCCTTATCCCAATTTGCGGCAATAGCAGCAATCATTTCAGGAGATAGAAGAAGTTTTGCATTTTCTGTTATTGTGAAAGGTATACCTGTTTGCAATAAATAGGCAGCAACAGCATCTTCGCTCTCTCGCCATGCACCTGCTAATAGTGTAATTTCTTCAGCAGATATTTCTTGATCTTTTAAAGCAACAACTGCTTGTTCATATTTTCTTGCTGCTTCTGTTGCGCTTTCGCCATCGCTGCCATACCACTTCTTGGCTAATTCCTTAATTCTTTCTTCGCCTATTTTTCCATGACCTGCTTCAATAGCAGTCGTGAAATCAAGATATTGTTCTGCTTGCTTCTGGGTCATGCCCCAAGCACTTCTAAGGAATTGAATTTGTGTAGAATCTACCTTAGCATCTTGTATGCCTAAAACAGAATCAACATAGAATTGAGCGGCTTCTGCAGATAGGCCCCATTGCTTTGCCAAAAGTCCAACTTCTTGAATTGTAACTTTATTGTCGCCAGACAATGCCTTTAATATATCTTGTTGACGCTCTAATAATTTATTATATTCTTCTGCTGCTTTTCTTTGTAGATCGTCTAATATTTGTTGTTGCTTGGTTCTTTCAGCAAGAAGATATTTTCCACCCTTAACAAGATTTTGATAAATAGCCTCCATTTGGATAGCATTCATCTCATCTGGATCAGTTAATTTAATTCCATATTTCTTGTCTATTTCAGCATTCTTTTTCTTAATTGCTGCAAGTTGTGCTTGTTGTTTCTTTTGATCAGTTAATAGATTTCTATTAAATACAGCAATCTTCTTAGCAATAGATGCTTCCATTTGCTTAATACGAAGTCTCTTTGCCTCTTCTGCTGCCTGCTCTGCATCCTTCTGTGCCCAATAAGCAGCATCTTTAGCAGCATCATTTGCTGCCTTATTTGCTGCAGCAGTTGCTTTTTCAATTTCTTTAAAGCCATCTAAAATTCTTTGACGATTTTCTTCGGCATTCTTTGTTCTTGTAACAGCCAATGAAATCTGATCATATCCCTGAACTGTGGCATCAGTATATTTCTTCATTGCTGCTTGTTGTGCGGCTTTTCTCTTTACATCAGCCTTAGCACTTTTATCTAATAGCCAATCAAGACCTTTATATGCACCATAGGCAACAGTAATTCCTACGCCAATCCAGCCAAGACCTCTGGCTGCAGCCATTAATCCCTTGCCTGCTTTAATGCCAAACAGACCACTTACGAATTTATCAAGTCCTCTTAACTTGTATAATACTTTTGTAAGTCCACTCATTTCATCTTTAGCCATAATGCCAGTCGCAGCAAAGTTTTTAAAATCTTTACTTGCACCTTTCAAAACGCCAAGCACTAACGCTAATTGAGTTCTAAATGCTATAAGGGCACCAGTAATTTTTAAGTATGAAATAATTGCAAGAAGACCAGATCCAAATATTTTTAGTATTGGCTCATAGTCTTTCATTACTTGACCAATATTAATTATAGCCTTCATAAAGCCTTCAGTAAGGCTAATTAAAGTCTCCATTGACTTGATAATGTCTTTTTGATTAGCATTTACCCATCGCTCAATGGCAGGAATAACTTCTTCATCAATTCTTTTAACAAATTTTTCTAATACTGGAATTAATGCATATCCAAGTGATTCTACTACTTGATTAAATCTAAGTCTTAATGTTGTCATTCTGCCTGCAAATGTATTTGCGGCTGCAGCAGCCTGACCCTTACTTATATCTCTTAATTGTTCTAATACTGCCTGGAAATCTTTTCCTTTTATTGCATTCTGATCAAGTCTTAATCCAAGTTTATTAAGTGGTCCATAATTACCTGCCACTGCTTTTGATAATGCTGCTGATACAGTTCCTAAATCTTTTCCAGATGCCGCCGCAAGATCTGTAGATAATTTTAGCAAATCTTGTGCTGCTGATAAATTACCTGTTGCTGTTGCCAATCTTTGTAGGGCAGGCATTAATTCATTATTATCAATTGCTACCTGTAATTCAAGGGAATCCAAGAATGCAGAGTTTGCTGCAATTGCATCCTGTGTTGCTCCTGTAGTATTGCGAAGAGCCACAGCCAATGCTGCTTGTTGCTTCTGGTCTTCCATTGCTGCTTGTACAGCATCTTTACCAAGTTTTACTGCAAGGCCAAGTGCTGCTGCTGAAGCAAGACCAAAGGCTTTTGTAGCCTTTTTACCAAATGCATCAATATTTTTACCAAGTTTTGCTATGTCTTTTTGAGCAGCCTTACTACCTTTATCTGAATATTGGGATATGATTCGTGCAATTACTGCTCCAGTAGTAGCCATATTATTCTGCTCTCCTCATATTTAAATTCTTTTGTAGTATTGCTTTAGCCTTTTCTAATGCTTCTGCAACATTTCTTTCAATTTTTGGTCTATTTTTATCTACAGACTTCCAAATTAAACGAGAAGCACTTCCTACTTTACCTTCTAAATTCTTAATAAAATTGCCTTGCTTATTTTCTCTGCCAGCCAATTCATAAATAACACCTGCTGCAGATCTATTCTTTAATGCACCTGCTGAAGTTGTATAGTCTCTTCTGACTTTTCTTTCAGCCTTTGTTACGCTAATACCAGCCTTTATTACGCTTTGATCCCAGGCAGGCCATCCAGCACCACCACGAGTTCTTGGATTACGAGCAGGCTGAGTGTTCCATCCACTTAGTGGTGGTTTAGATTTGACAAAGCCCTGTGCTTCTTTTTTAGCACTTCCCAGTTCAGAATTAATAACTCTATTAAACTCTTTAACTGCATCTTTATCAAACTGCTCTAATGCCTTTAGTGTTGGCTTTAGACCAACTAACACTATTGCATTTTCACTCATTGCCTGCTCGCATTCTTTGCTTTTTCCTTTAGATAAATAACAATCGCTTCAAGCACACCATCAGGTGCCTCAATTAGATCTGTTGGAGAAAGGCCAGTCTCCACAGAGATCATTGCTACCGTATAGGTTAGGCTGTCTCTGTGGATTCTGAATTTGGGTCAGTTGCCAACTCCACACTATCTAAAGTGTCAAGAAATGCTTCACCAAAAGGCTTTACAACCTTACCTGCATCCTTCATAGCGCCCCATGCTAAAAAGTATACATGTTCAAGTTTTTGGTCTTCTGAGAGCAATTTGGCAAAGCCCTTATTAAATTTTTGTTCAAAAGCAACAATTGTTTTTGGACGCAAAGGATATGTAGCCTCTGGACCATCTGTTGTTTTGACTTTTATATATAATCCATCCATGTTTTAATCCCCTTCAAGGTGTTGTTATTTTGTTTATGTCTCCATAAATTGGCCAGGTAACTCTTGCAGTTGATAGTTCACCAACTCCTCCACTTAAGGAACTCCACTCTGAAATAGTGACCTCAAAATCATATTCTGGATTTGTGAGGCTTCTTGCAGCAGAGTTGTTAGGTAATATTCTACAACGAGCAACTGTTCCAACCATCGGATATATTGTTTGTTCTACTTCATTAGTAGCAAAATCTTGTATAAAGTCAAAACTTACTGTATTTTGAGCAAGTCCTGCAAGTTGCCTTTTAGAAGTATCTCCAACTACTGTAGTTTCAAAAAGGTCATGCACAGTAGATAATTGAACAGATGATATATGATCGCTAAGATCTGTTAGCGTCATTGCATCTGGTCCTATTTGTACTCTGACATTTGTTAAAACTATTTTAGCCATTATTACGGAGCAACCTTCTTATAGATTGCGCCAGAGATTGGCCATGTGACAGATGCTGTAGCGAGTTCGCCAACTGCACCATTAAGTGGTGTCCACTCTGAGATAAGGACCTTTCCAGATCCATTTGTTCCATCCATAATATATTCTGGATTATCAGCAGAAATTGCACCATTTACAGGTTGAACTTTAACTGCTACTTCTGTACCCAAAAGTGGGTAAATTGTTTGCTCAACTTCACCTGCAGCAAAATCTTGGTGGAACTCAAGAGTTATTGAGTTGTCAACAAGACCTGCAGTACGAGTCTTTGCAGCATTAGGAACATTTCCACCCTTAAATGCTGTAGTTTCAAGAACATCATATGTGCTTGAAAGAGTTACGCTTGCAATATGATCAGCAAGGCTTACACCTGCAACAGTAACTTCAACATTAGTAAGTACTAAACGAGCCATTGTTATTTATCTCCTTCATTGTTAACTTGATTAAAAACAAATGCTTTAGGTTCTTCCTTCTGCACTTGTGGTTCTACTTTTATTTCTTTATTTATTTTTGGTGTCTGTCCTGCTTTTTCAATATGACCAGAAGCAAGAAGATGCTCAACGCTTCCTCCTGAACTAATTATATCAGACTCGGTAAGTTTTTCACCATTAATCTTACCGCAAACTGTTTTACTTGAGGTAACTACATATTCCATTATTTTCTCCTTATCCCCAAATTACGAGGTTATAACGATAAGATAAAAATGTAATGTCACCTGATACATATGTACCACTTTCAGCAGTCAATACTCTCAGGGTATTTACAAGTCCACCTAATGATCTATCAGATTCTATGGCTGTCTTAATTGACTTATTTCCAGTTCCTGCTAATAGTTCATCTAATTTGTCTTGACCTGCTCTTTCAGATATTCTCTGAACAATCACATAAACATCAACAGATGCTTGGTCAAGACCTCTTGCATTGTCTATGTCAAATGTGAAATCTAATTGTCCTACAACAGCACAAGGTGGAACTATAACATCTGGAATTGTGTCATAAACACGAATACCTGATATTGTTTCTATGTTTTTTGCTATTGCATCTCTGACTTTACTTATTTGTATCATTAGTAAGCAAGTCCTTTATTTCTACGATATGTTTTTAGTAGCATCTCAACATCTGGATCAAGTCTTGAATTAAGTCTTACTGTTCCTAATTCTATAGATCCTGCAATACCAAATGGAGATTGCTTTCTAACAAATAATCTTGCAGCCTGAATCTTGCAGGCCATTTCTACTTCATATGGCACTTCTGGAAATCCAAATATGCCTTTAACTCTTACTGTCTGTGGGAAGAAGTAGGGAAATACATATGACCCAATTGCCAATATTCTTGTATATGGCCATCCCTTTGAAGGGTTATTTACTGGTTCATACATAACATCCAATGGTGGAGTTGTGATATTCCAAACTTGAGAATATGTCTGCTCAAAATCAACATCACATGCTAATTCTGTTAATTGAACGATATCATCTGTTTCTACATACCATGGGCTATAAGCAGTATAGTATTTTGTAGCAGGTGCTGCTTGAGTACCCTCTTGGTAAAAAAATCTTTGGCAATACTCGTCAATCTGGCGTGAGGCAGTAAGAATCGCTGCTTGCAAAGCAGTATCATCAATACTATCTTCAATCTGCAAAGCATTCTTTAGGTCTGCCAGAGTAGTATACATTGTGCTGGATTGACTCATTTGCTCCTCTTCTCCAATTTAGGCAACAT